TTCAAAAGTTATTGCTTCTCAGACTGTTGATGGAATTTACAGTCCACCTCCATATCACGATGTATGGACAGTCACCGTTAAGCAAGCCGTTCATCAACGTGCAAATATGATGCGCGCTACTGCATCTTATAAAGTTGTTGAGCATGAAGGTAAGAAGCTTGAAGATATTTCGATGAAACAGTGGCTTAATTTTGCTGCTGAGAAATTTGCTGAGCATAGAATTCAGCAGTTCAATTTAGAAGCTAACCAATCCAATACTTCCCAAGTTGAGAAGTGTGGTGTTGATGGCTGTAATCAAATTAAAGGATATTGTATGAGACATCATGATCCTCAATTTGGAATTACTGCCGTCAAGCAGTATTGTCAGGAAACTAGTGACTCTCTTTTAGCTGAGGGTCGCCGATTTCATGATACTTTTGATTGGCTTCCTTATATGCCAGATTCAGTGGTAGATTCTAAGTTTTTCAGTACTTTGTATTGTTTCACTAAGAGAAATGATATCTTACAAACTTACAAGAAGTATAGTATTGTGAATACTCTTTTCTGGGTATTTATTAATTCTATCGCTACTTTTAAGGGCAATGATGTTATTTCCCTATTGTGTTGCGGTGCTTCAACTGTTTTTGCATTGTTTATGCAATATGTTCTTGTTTCTCGGGTTCGAAATTTTTATGTTTCCGAACTTGCAACAAGACATGTGATGAATGAAATTCATCGTACTTGGAGAAATCGTATTGGTAAAACTATTATGGCAAGTTCTGTCATGGTTGGTTCTATTTATATGATTTCTAAGCTATACCGTAAGATGTACGGTAAGTATACTCAAGGTAATCTTGAGCCCACTACAGCTTTGGATATTTTGCAACGTGATAATGAGCCCAATGTTTGGGCTTCTGTTGCAAAGCGTCCGCTTCCCTGTACCCAAAAGAGTATTGAGCATACACAGGATGTAATTATTACTAAAGTAAAGAAGAATTTACTCTACGCAACTATATCTGATGGTGAAGGACCAAATTACATGGGTAATGTTTTGTTCCTTTGTTCCAATATGTTGGTCATTCCTGACCATTATTTCACACAGATTAAGAGTGAATCACTCAAGTTAGTTCTTCGTAAGGAAAACGCCACTTGTGTTGGTGGATCATTCACAACTCGTGTTGATAAATGTTCATCTTATTTGATCCCAGGCACTGATTTGCGTGTCTGTTACTCTTCTACTGGAGGATCGTATGGAGATATTCTTGATTATTTCCCTACTGGAAAGATTGTTGATCATTCATTCCAAATGTTCTATCGCCACAAATTAGGTGAGATTGAACATATGTATGGTCGAACCCGTGTTGGGCGGGTTGGCCACAGTTTGGCCTCATTCTTTGGAGGTGAATATGCTGATATTAGTCGTTCTACTTTTGATGGTATGTGTGGTGCTGTTCTCATTTCTGAGAATAAGCAGACATGTATCACCGGTATCCATCTCGGCGGAATAGCAGGAACGAAGCGTGGTTGCTTTGGATCTGTTACCAAACAACAGTTGGAGGATGCCATCGAACGCGTTTGTGAAGTGCCAGGAGTCATCAGAACTGGCAATATGGGAGATTTTAAGCCTCAGGTTATGGGAGCCAAGGTCCTATTGGATACTGCTCTTCATCCTAAGAGTCCTGTTAATTTTCTTCCAGAAGGTTCTCAATTTGAGTATTTTCAATCTTGTGTTGGTGCCACCACTTCTCGGAGTGATGTTCGCCAAACACCAATCTCTCAATTTGTAGAAGAAGAGACTGGACAAGAAAATATTTGGGGAAAGCCTAAGATGCATCCTGAATGGGAAGCATATCAAAAGACGCTAGAAAATGCTAGTCACCCAGCAGAACCCGTACCCCACGATCTTCTTATCAAGTCAATTAAGGACTATCGTGCACCTCTTCTGGAGCTTGCTCAACAAGCACCTTGGTGTAACGAATCACCCTTATCTGACCATGAGAATCTTTGTGGACGTGTTGGATGCAAGTTCATTGATGCTATTCCGCTAGGAACCTCCGTTGGTTTTCCAATGACCGGTCCCAAGCGCAAATATGTTATTGACCTTGAACCAACAGCCGAAAGGCCCAACAATAGAGAATTAGTTCCTGAACTTGCTGCTTACATTAAGGAATGTGAAGACATTTATAAGCAAGGTTTTAGAAATCACTTTGTTGCAAAAGCATGTAAGAAGGATGAAGTTTTAGCACTTTCTAAGAAGAAGTGTCGAATCTTCTATGCAAATAGTTTTCCTTTTACATTCTTGATTCGCAAGTATTATTTGCCCATTGTTCGTTTTCTCCAAATGAATCCTCTCGTCGCTGAATGTGCTGTTGGTATTAATTGTCATGGACCCGAATGGGATCAATTCCATGAATTTGTTATGACCTTTGGTGAGGATCGTTTGATTGGTGGAGACTACGGAAAATATGACCAAAAGTTACCATCCCAAAAGCTAATCGCCGCCTTGTCAATTCTTATTGACATTGCAGGATACATGAATTACTCTGCCGAAGATCTCTATGTTATGGAGACCATGGTAGGTGATATTGTATATTCGATGATTGCTTTCAATGGTGATCTTGTTGGCATTCAGAGTGGAACCCATATTAGTGGCAATTCCCTCACTGTCATTCTTAATGGAATCTCGGGATCTTTGAATCTCCGGGATTATTTTTACACTAATAATGATGAATCCATTGCATTTCGTGATGCAGTGAAACTTATGACTTATGGTGATGACAATATCGGCACTGTTTCTAAGGATTGTCATAACTTCCATATTAAGGGAGCTTCTCAATTCTTGGAGAGTACTGGTCAAGTCTACACTATGCCAGATAAGGAGAGTGAACTTCGTGAATTTCTTAATCCTGAAGATTTTGAATTTCTTAAGCGATTTTCTGTTTACCATCCTAAGCTGGATTGCAATGTTGGTGCACTTCTTGATAAGTCTATCATTAAGTCACTTCATTGCTACTTGAGGCCCAAGGGTTGCCCCTTGACACCCCAAGAAGCATGTGCTCAAAATATTGACACTTCTTTGCGCGAATGGTTTAACCACGGTGAAAATGTTTATGAAACGCGTCGTGCTCAAATGACTCGTGTTGCTCAGAAAGCCAATATTACACACATGTGTACTTTGCTTGACCAAACCTATGATGATATGGTTGTAGATTGGAAGAGTAAATACGCGTAATCGTACAATAGTCACTCTGGAGACGTTAAATCCAGCCCAGTTTTAAATCTGATGGTAAGCAAAATTAATGTGTATTCTGGATACCGCATTTAGTGTATCTTTATATGTTTTGTAAACTAGTGTAGGCTTTATACATGAAAGGGTCCGTACCGCGGAAGAGAGATCTGAGTTCACCCTGCTCATCTGTAAATATATCCTGGATATCTATTGAGCGTAAAGATATTCCTTGTACATAGTTCGTTCGGTAATAATTGTCAATCAACTTGTAAGATCTGCCAAGATGCTAAACTGGCACTAGAAATTGGGACTGGCGCCCGGCCTCTAGTTGAGTTAAACGCCAACAACAAGAATGCTAGCATTTGCAGTCATTCTGGTACTACTTCCCATGATGAGGAAGTTGGGAAAGCCGTCCCCGAGGCCATTGCGCTCAGTGGGGACGACTCTGTTCATAGCGATTTCGACGCTCAGTCGGGAACAGAGCAAGAGAGAGCTTGGCTGGATATTATGCCTGGAAGTGATCCCTATGATTTTGGATGTACTCCGTTGTCTGTTCTCTATGATATTGCTATGGCTGGTTATATCTGTGACCTATTACATGATGATGTAATTGGTGAATGGGATGAAACCAGTGAATATATGTTCCAGCCACAGTCTGGAAAACCTGAGGAATTGGGTAATATGATGAACGCCAAGAACGCTCGTTATGAGAATGTTGCTTTTACAGAACAACATGAACCCTCTATCTATGACACCTCATCAACTGTTGATCCAACACGCAAAGTGCAAGACACTGATGATGCTACTTTGCAACATTTCTTCAGTCGTCCTATTAAAATTCAAGAATTTGAATGGGCCACTGGAGGAACTTTGTTTCAACAATTTAACCCGTGGGAGAATTATTTTGATAATCCACGAGTTATCAATAGGATTACTAACTATAACCTATTACGTGCCAAGCTTAAAGTTAAGCTTGTCATTAATGGATCTGGCTTTCATTATGGTAGAGCTATTTGCTCATATTTGCCATTTGCAGGTCAAGATACTTTATCTTCTAATGATGTCCTTTATTCTGAGGATATCGTTCAAGCTTCGCAACAACCACATGTTTATCTCAATCCTACCACTTCACATGGTGGTGAGATCACATGTCCATTCTTTTATTATAAGAATTGGTTTAATGTTCCTGATGAAGATTGGACTCAAGCTGGTCAAATGACACTTCGTTCCATGACTACACTTGAACATGCTAATGGTGCTACTGATAGATGCACTATTTCTATCTTTGCTTGGGCAGAAGATGTGGAGATGGCTGTTCTCACTTCAGATGAGCCAGCATCTCTTGTTGCACAGTCTGGTATGGAAGATGAGACCGATGAAGCCAATAGAAAAGGCATTGTTTCTGGTCCTGCTACCGCTGTTGCAAATGTTGCAGGTGCCTTAGCCACAGCTCCCATAATTGGGCCTTTTGCAAAGGCTACTGAAATGGGTGCTAGGGCTACTGCTGATATTGCCAAAATTTTTGGTTATTCTAGACCTGCACAAACTGAAAATCCTTCAGGTTACAAACCTTTGGCCACTTCAAATATGGCCTTGGCAACTGTGCCTGATGGTGTTCAGAAATTGTCTATTGACGATAAGCAAG